GGTGACGGCGAGCTTGAGCAGATCGTCGCGCGCAAAGCGGTCAACCAGCCCCTCCGGCGTCGTCCCGATCTCGGAGCAGAGGGCCTGGAGGGCGGCGCGAAACACGGGAAGCGCGCTGACGCCGCTGATCACCCATTGGTCTGGCGGTGTCGACCCGTCGGAGGTCATGATGTAGTGCGACCCTAGACGCTCAAAAACTTCGCGCAGTCCGGCGTCGGCCATCGCCTCGACCATCTTCTCCAGATCGTCAGAGTTGCTCATGGGAGATCCGCCTATCAACGATCTTGAATTTTCCACCGACGCTCTGTTCCAAGCTCAATTCGCGGTCTCTGGCTGCGGCGCGACTAGAGAACGTGCCTTCAAACGCCCACGATCCAGAGCCGCGATGTCTGTACAGAGCGAACGGCCGGAGAACCTTTCGTCGCAGTCTGCTCACCCTCTTCTCCCGTCTTGATCCTGAAGGGCGCGGAGAGCGTCCCTATCATCCGTAGACGGCGGCTCGGTTGCCGCGCAGCGCGAGCTATTCATTCGGATCGGCTCAGCGATTGGAGGAGGGCGCGGGCATTCGAGATTGGCTCCGGCTCGTCGCTCGGGTTTCCGCCGAACGCATGGCTGCTGTGCCAGTAGTTAGCCGCGAAGTTCAGCAGCTTCTCCAGCCCTTCCGCCATCTCCCCGTGTTCTTTGAGGAGGCGTGAGTCGACGACGGTGAGATCCGCGTCCTCAAGGGTTCGCATGAGGGTCTCCGCCAACGCGGCCGGCGGGAATGCGTGAACGATGATCTCCGCGTGCATCAGCTCGACGGCTTGAGCCCGCAATTCATCTTCCATGGGGGACTCCGGGGGTTAGGGGCTGGCGCTCGAAATCGATCTGGTGCGCGGCGCAGTGCGCCATCACCAGCTCCAGGAGGTCGCCCATCTCCTGCTTGCTGAGGTCGCTCGAGCGCATGCCCACGGGCACGTAGCCGCCCTCTTCCTTGGGCATCCAGCGGCCTCGGTTGAGGGCGTGCATGAAGTAGTCCTTCCAGTCCTCGGCGGAGTAGCGTTGGCCGTCCATCCAGGGGGTCTTGGCGCGGGCCGTGAGCAGCGCCCAGAGCATGCTGTTCTGAGGGATCGACCGCCGGGCGCCCTTGAAGTCCACGCGCGTTCCCGGCGGAGCCTTCTCGACCAGGCCATGGGCCTCGGCGCGAGACTTCGGCCCGTAGAGGATGACGTGGGCGCGGGACATGTCAGGCGGCCTCCGCCTCGTAGGCGGCTCGCAGCTTCGCCACCGTTGTGTCGACCTCGGCGAGGAAGGCGCGGACCTCGCGCTCCAGATCGCCGATCATGGCGTTGTCCCGAGCGACTCGCTCGACGAACAGGCGCATGCTCTCCGGCAACCGCGGATCGAAGCTCACGAAGTCGCACCAGCTCGCGCTCGTGCAGGCCATCTGCCACTGCATCTGCAGGACGTACTTCGCCGGGACAGAGCCGCCGAGAAGCGTCTCGATGTGGGTCGCGGTGTTCGGGCACTTGATTTCGACGAGCCCGGCCGCGCCCTTGACGAACCCATCTGGGCTCGCGCCGCTCATGGCGATCATCGGGTGATCGATGAAGCCGACCTCCGTCACGTCCGTGTCCAGACGGAAGCAGTAGGCGGCGCGCGCCTGGGCCTCGGTGTCCTTGCCCCACTGCATGGCGGGGCTCGTGTAGCCGGGCTCCACGGCGCCGGTCAGGCGCTCGGCGACGAGCTGAGCGGCGTAGTTGGTGCGCGAAGCGCCCCAGCCGCTCTTGGTCTTCGCCATCATGTCGGCGATGCGCGAGGCGGTGACCTTGCCCGCACGCTGGGCGAACCACTCCGGGCTTCCTTGCTCGATCATGCCGCGACTCCCGGCTTGGCGGACTTCGCCTTCACCTGCTTGCGCCGGGTCTCGATCATCTTCACCAGCTCGGGGAAGCGGGAGCGGGGGGCCTCGGCGAGGCTGTCGATCTTCGCGTATTCGCAGAAGCGGGCGATGTCGGCCTTGTCCTCGTCGAGCATGTCCTTGAGCTTCTGGCGCTCTTCCTCCGTGAGCGTCTCGTCGGACACCTCCGCGGCCTTGCCGTCGTCGTCGGCCGCCGCAGCGAGCCCGAGCGCGGCCTTGAGCGTGTAGCGCTGCAGGTAGGTCACGACGGAGCCGACGCCCTGGATGTTGTTCTTGTTCCCGCTCGTGTCGCGGGGCGCCGAGAGGGTGATCTCCTCCGAGTGGCCGTCCCGATGCGAGATGATGCAGGTCACGCTCACGGGGCCGTCGGCGGGCGAGGCCGTCCGGTAGCGGAACGACAGGCCGAACTCCGACAGGATCGGGGACACGGTCTTCACGACCTCGTCGAGGGTCTCGTGGAGATAGTCCGTCTCCGCCTTGTCCTTGTCCTTCGACTTGAAGTGGACGCGCTTGTTTTTCGCGATCACGGGCATCTTCGCCCGCGCCCGGGACATGTCCGCGTCGAACGCCTTGCGCGCCTGGTTGCGCTCCCAGCGCTCCTGCAGGTCCATGAGCTTTTCGAGCGTCGCCACGTCCGCGCCCTTCGCGACGGCGCGGTCGAGGATGTCCATCGGCGTCATGCCGACGGGCTGCGCTACAGTGGGAAGGTTCTCCGTCTCGCTCATCTCGTGGCTCCTAGGGCTGCCGGTCACCAGCGGGACCGCGCGTTTTCCAGCCTCTCCTTGAGGTCCGCGTTCTCCGCTTCGAGGTCCGCGATGCGCTTGTCTTGGATCTCGGTGGGAACAAGCTTGGCGACGGCGGCGCGAATTTTTTCGCCTTCGTAGCGGCTTGTCAGAAGCACGTAGCGCTCCAGAGCCCACCGCTCGCCGGACAGCAGCGCGGCGACGGCGCCCTCCACCATGCGCTGCATCGAGCTTTGGAGGTTGCTTTCGGTGTCCTCCATCAGCCAGGAGTCGATGTCCCCCCACAGCTGGTCGCGAAACTTGTCCGCGAAGTCGTCGGCGAGCTTCTTGAAGTGTTCCGAACGAAACTTTTCCATGAAGCGCTCGGCTACGATTTGCGCATCGAAGTAGACCGGCCCGAGGCCCTTCCACTTCTCCGCCAGAACCGCCTTCGCTTCCTCTTCCGTCATCATCTGTATCCCCAAGGGTTAGAGTGCCCGGGTATCTTCCGCCCGGAGGCGAGGCGTCGACGCGCGCTCTGTCCGGTCTCGCCCCGCTGGCGCTTGGTCTTCGCGATGGTTCCGAGATCCTTCGCGGTGCGCTTACGGTGGCAGTGGGCGTGGGTCGCCTCGATGTCCTCCGGATCGTCCGGGTCGCAGCTCGGGTCGTTCGCAAAGTACCAACGCGGGAGCCCAAGCCTCCGGTGATCGAACTCGATCGCGCTCGCCCCGCTCATCGGTTTCGCGCACTCAGCGCACCGGAGGACGGTCTCACCCTCCAGGGTCTGCCGGGTGAGGACGGACTCCTTCTCTGAGCGGGAGAGGGCGCGCCTCGCCATCACGCCGCGTCCCGCTCGACAGAGTCGCGACGGCCGTTCGCGTAGCCCTCGCAGATCACCGTTTCGAGCGTCTTCCAGTGGCAGTGGTGGACGTAGACGATCACGTCCTCGCTGCGGCTCTTGCGGCGCGCGAAGGCTCGCGCCTCCGACAGCGTGTCGAACCACTTGCCGAGCGCTCGCTCATCCCACTCGGCGAGAAACACGTGAGAGCTGGACATCACGCCGCGTCCCGTCCGTTGTCTTCGTCCAGGGACTCCTGGATCTCCTTCGCGGTCGGGACGTAGTCGAGGGAGGCCTCGTTCATGGCCTCTTCGACGAAGTCCCTGCGGAGCGCGATTGCGGTGAGCCGGTCGCGGATGCGGGCGGCCTTGCGATCGTTGTGCGAGGTCATCGCCTCCAGCTCCTCGCGCTCCAGCTCTCGGGTCTTGGCGTCGAACGCCTCGAGGATCTCCGCTCCAAAGTCGATCTCGATGTCTTCGAGGGTGAAGCGGGCGTCCGCCGGGGCGTGGTGATAGGCCTGGGGGGCGTAGGGGCGGGGCATGTCTCGCTCCATCGGTGCTTCGATGTTGTGATATTGCCATCAGCAATACGAAACCGCAAGCGAAAAATTGCTTGCAGCAATACGGCGCGCTAGGTTGTTATTATCGCTAGGGCTTTCCGGAGCGTTTGAACGTCTCGAGGATTTTGAGCGCCTGCTCTACGGCGTCCGGCGGGATCTCGTCCCAGACCTTGCGGCGCCGGTCCGGCTTCGTCGGGTCGGTGTCGATGAGGTCGGCGGGCTCGCAGTCGAAAAACGCGGCGAGCGCGTACAGTTGCGTTATGGTGCAAGGCTTCCGGCCGTTCTCCATTGAGGAGTAGTGGCCCTGCGTCACGCCGATGTGATCCGCGGTCTCCGCCTGCGACCGCTCGCGGTAGAGCCGCCACTCCCGGAGGAGCGGGCGCGGATGGAACTGCTTCGGCATGAACATGATGCTGCACCCGGTCGCCGCTGTGCAGTATCGCCTACAGAAATAAGGCGACATCAATCGGGCTAGACACAGGGTATTGCTTATAGCAATATGGGGCCATGAAGCCCCACGACGCCCTTCGCGCCAAGCGCAAGTCCCGGAAGCTCCTGCAGGCTCAGTTGGCGGAGCTGCTCGGCTGCAGCCAGCCCACCATCTCACAGCTCGAGAACGGCGAGGCGAAGCCAAGCGGCCCGCTCGCGATCCGCATCGAAGACGAGCTTGGGATCAAGGCGACCTCCTGGTGGGCGGAGGAGGCCAAGCGATGCGCTTAGAGGTCTCGCCGTCCCGTCGCGATGCTGTAGGCCGCGAGCGCCGCGACGGCGCGGTTCACCAGGCGCCGGAGCACCTCAACGTCGATCACCGTGTCGTGGGTCGCGACCGCCCCAAGCCGGGCCGTCAGGCAGAACAGCATATCCGGGGTGATCGTCACGTCGATGTCGTCGAGCCGGACGTGCTCAACCGGCTCCGTCAGGGCAAGCTCTGCCATGTCGTTTCGCCCCCCAAAGGCGTGAACGTAGGAAGAACAGACTACCTTGCCCCCGTCGGTAAGCCTAGCAGCATCTCTGCAACCGTTCCGTTGCAAAACCGACATGTTCACAGCTTCCGCGTCGCGCGTCCCCATGTCGCCTTGATCACGGGAGCGTGAGCGATGGCGCACCCCCTCAAGGTCAAAGGCCAAGAGGCCGTTAGGGTTACTGCTGAACCGGCGCGGCTCCGGCTGGAGCTCGACTTCGTCCCGCCCTCGGTGAACGAGCTCTACACGCGCAACCCGATCACGGGCCGCCGCTACCCCACGGTGATGCTGCAGCTCTACCAGAAGCGCTTCGGCGCCGCGGTGAACAACGCGGACATCTGGAACGACGCGCTGCCCGAACGGACCCCGTTCGCGCTCTCGCTGCGGGTCAACGTCAACCGCAAGTCCGACATCGACAACCGCATCAAGGCGCTCATGGACTGCCTTGTCGCGAACAGCTTGGTTCCGGACGACCGCTGGTGCGATCGCCTAACGATTTCAAGGGACTGCACCATCAAGGGCGTCGTCATCGAGGCGGAGGCGCTCTGAGATGAAGCCCAAGAACGCACGGCCCTGGACGGAAGCAGAGCAGCGGACGCTCAACGCGATGCTGGATGCGAAGAGGTCCGCGACGGAGATCGGTGCGGCGCTCGGCCGAACGAAACATGCCGTTCTCGGTCGGGTCGACCGGACTCGCAAAGGGTTCGTCTTTTCATCCCTCAACAGCAACCCCGATCCCGACAAGCTGTCGGAGAGCCTGCACAGCCATTTTCGAGGCAAGCGGGTCGACCAGATCGTCCGCGCTCGCCGCACCGACGTTCTCGCCCGCGTCGACCACCTCCTCGCCTCTCTCGAATTGGACAGGAGGAACGGCCGTGCAGCCTGACCTTGACGCGCGCGCGATCGATGACCGGGACCTGACAATTCTCGAGATGCGGTCCGCCGGCTGGGGCTGGGGCCACATCTCGCGCGCGGTCCGCGTCGTCGCCGGACGGCTGCTGCCGCGCTCTGAGTGGCTCACCCCGGCGGAGTGCGAGGCCATCGCCGCGGCGATAGAGGCGGAGGACATGGGATGACCCCCGCCCGCGCCCGCCTCCGCGTCCAGCTTATCCTGCAGGACGGGAAAGCCGCCTGCTGCGGGAGGCCGATCCCCTACCATCACGATCCGGACCCGGACTTCTCCGGGCCTACGAACTACCTCGTCACCCGGTCCGGAGAGCTGATCTGCGGGAGCGCTTGTCCATCCTCACACACGGGGAGGGAGGCGGCGTGAGCAGGCGCAAGCGCCCGAGCGCGCCCCCAGCGATCGCGGTTCCAGACGCGCTCCGGTTCCAGCTCGAGACGGCGATCTGCGGGCATCCGCGGCCGGGCCTGATGATCGGCGCGATCAAGCGCGCCTGCCTCGACATCGGCGCGGCCGAGGTCCGCCGCCGACGCTAACCCACTGAGAAGACCTTACCAAACGCCTAGGGGATCGGGGAACATGAGCAGCACGACAGAACTGTTTCTGATCGACGCTGAGCAAGCAGTGCTCGGCGCGTTGCTGTTCGACAATTCCCTGTTCGAGCGTCTCGACGCGCGCCTGGGCGTTCGGGATTTCTACGAGCCGGTCTACGGCCGTCTTTGGGCCGCGGCGGGCGAGCTGATCTCGCGCGGCCAGACCGCCGACGCGGTGAGCCTGCGGGCCTTCGCGCAAGCAGATGCGGGCTGCGTCGCGCTCGGCGGCGCCGGGCATGTGGTCGAGTTGATGTCGGCGCGCAGCACCGCGCAGACGGCGATGGACTATGCAAGCCTCCTGGCGGAGTTGGCGGAGCGTCGGCGCCTCGCCATGCTCGGCGAGCGCCTGTCCTTCACGGCGCGCGACACCTCCGACCCGCTCGCCGACGTGATGGAGCGCCACGAGACGGCGCTCGCCGAGCGGAGCGGGGAACGGGCCTCCACGCGCGTAGGTGGCTCGCAGGCGCTCGCCGCGGCGATGACCGCATGGTCTGAGGCTTCGACGCTCGGGCACGCTCCAGGGGCGGCGCTCGCGGGCCTGGACAAGCTCGACCGCATGACCGGCGGGATTGCGCCGGGCATGG